CCACCAAAGTCAAGAACAGCTACAGCTTTATCTGATTCAGATGTATTGTAAATTAATGCACCTCTTGCTGTAAGTGTTACTCCAGTAAATGATAATTCTGCAAAATCAACAATTGCTACTCCAGTGTCTAAGGAAGTAGATTGTCCAGTTAATACTCCTCCGCCTGAAGTGTATTGACCCGTATTTGCTACTTCACTTCCTGTAGTAAAAGAAGTTGTTGCTGCTGATAAGTTTGCTGCACTTGTATAAAGTGCTAATTTAAATACATCACCTCCTGATTCTAGATCATGTATACCTTCTAAGATTTCTTTCTTAAAAGAATTTGCTACTGCTTGTGCTATTGCCATAATTTTTCTCCTTATAATATTGTATTCGGTGATGGAGATGCTATTTTCTGTCTAATAACTCCATCATCGTATTCCGCTCTTCTACGTCTACCCATTTGTTGTGCCGCAAAAGATTGTAAGCCTTCATTATACCTCTCTTTATATAGTTTGTACATATCCATGGGGCCTTTGAGATAACCAAAAGCCTCTACCAAAACACCATGTAAAAGCATGGCCTCTTGGTATTGTGCCAAGAATGTATTATTCGTGCTAGTAAAATGTGGAGGTGTAATAATATAATTTAATTGCACAGCGTAAGCCTGATCAGGTATGGGTGCAACAACAATATTATTTTCATCCCAATTAGCATAGAATCTTGGTTGTCCTGTAGCTCCAGAACCATTAAATTCTGATATAAAACTTGTATCTCTTTTTTCCATATATGTTCTTGCAGAAGACAAATCAGATGAAGCAAAGACTTGTAGAGATCTAATTACTAAAAAATCAGATGGCATTACCAAAAATCTTTTATTAGTATTAAAATTAGAAGTAGAATATTTTCTGGTATCATCATAATCCACTTTGCCCGCAATATCTAATTCTGTGTTTCTAATAAATTGATCAAGCAAAGTATCAGATAGTACATTACTATCTACCTCAGCGTAGCTTCTAATTTGGGTCAAAAAATCTGAATAAGTAATAGCCATTATGTTGTTATTGTTACACTCCCAAGTGAAATATCTAATTGTCTTTCTCTATTTTGCTCAGATGGATTTTGTGGCACCATTGAGGCAACAGTTGTAGTTATGCCATTACCAGTAAATAAAGATCTATTAACTTGAAAATCAAAATTACCTGGTAGTGAAACATTAACCACTGTTACAGTCGCACCACCTGAATCAACTATTGTATTATCATTAGGTGCAAATGTAGGATTTAATGATTTCATTGTTTGTGGTTGTTGAAATCTTTGTGGTCTAGTATTTTGTAAAGCTATTGCATCTGCTGTATTATATCTTCTTTGTATCTGTGGATGTTTAGGTTCAAACTCAGATATGTGAACTAAAGATCCGTTCCATTCTCTTACCATCTCATTATATGGAAAAGCTTGACCAGATCTATCTGATATTGCTTGTGATTTACTACCTGTTGCAAATTTAGCCATATTAACTTACCGTTGGATAAAATGTTTGCGGTGCAATAAACGTTGAAGCTCTTTGACCATCCTCGTCTAGAGCTCTTTTTAATTCGTCTTCATACACTAATTTATTTTGTTGAACTAATTGTGGTGCTTTTTTCATAGATAAATAATAAGCAAGTCCTGCACACATACAAGGTAAAAATCTATAAGCCACATCTGCTTGATTTGTATAAGCTCCAGCATCTTCAATTCTGTTAATAGAATAATATTTTAAATGTGTGTAAGTATTTAAATCAGGTGTAATGTACAAAAATATTTTTGGTAAAGTTTCTCTTTTGACATAATATTGTGAAGGTTGACCTGTAGCCCCTTTATTAGGTAAAGCTGCATAGGCAGATCTATCTATTTTTGTTAAAGATACATCAGTTCTATCGCCAGTGTTATTAGCAGAAGTTGAAACAAATGCTTCTAGCACATCATTTACATTTGCAGCTGTAGAATATTCTGCCTGTCCTGACACTAAAGCAATTGTATTTAAATTAACTTTCCAAAGATGAATTCCTCTGTTACCCCATTCTGCAAATAAAAGATTTAAACTTCTTCTAGCAGATCTTAAATCATATCCGGCATTAGTTGATAAACCACATCGCTCATATCCCTCATCGATAATCTCATCAATGTTTAAATCAAATGCAGTAGTCCCAGATGTTGCCATTATTTTTTAAATCCTTTCAACATAGGTCCATAATATTTTACTAAACTCGGATTAGAAACTTTTTTTCCTGCTATTTCTGAATGCATGTAAGAACCATTATAAGGTTCTTCTTTCATTTTCGTACCTGGTGCTTTGGATGTAGTTTCGCTAAATGCTGCTCTACCCATTGCTGCTTTAAATTTAATTCTATGTTTGATAGCCATGTTTCTCCTTTTTGCGGTTGTACAACTTCTTTGATTGTATCACTTTTGGTTTATAAGTTCTAGACCTTAGATTTTTAGCAATAGGATTAGATAAGGTCTTTTGCTTTACCAATAATTGGTTTATATTTTGTTTTTCCTTCACTTTTGTATGCCCATAAATATGATGCTCTAGGTTGATCAGAGACATAGCTGCAGTGAATCCACCCGCTATTGGGTTCTCCTGGAGTGTAGAACTCGCATATAAGCTGATCATATGGAAGATTTTGATGTATCCAATCAGCTAATTCAGCGTTATCTACACCAATACATTCGAAGTCTGCGGCCTCAGCCTTGGCATGCTGCGATCTAGCAGAACTACCAATAGCCTCGCATAATTCTACGCTACGAAAACCGCTAGTGATCTTAACTCTGCCAAAATGGTCACGTATTGGCTGGAGAATATTTTCACACAACGCTTTTAATTTTTCTATCTGCTCTGCGTTAGGATTGTTATTGATGCCCTTACGTATAGCAGTATCCGATTTAATTAACTCTGAGAGAGTAAAATTACGTGTCAGATTCATTTTTTTCCTCCATTTGATAAAACATGTTATTTGAGTCCTCTGTTACCATTTTTGTATCTTCTGCATCCCAGTATGTAGTTTGAACTTTATAGTCTGGCCAGCTGTTATCAGTAGTGTAACTATTAACGTGCCACAAAAGACGATTATTAGGCTGACCTGCAAAATTACCGTTATCAAGAGCCAATATGTGTGCACACTTATGTTCTTGAGGTATTTCAGAATGTTCTGTATCCAAGATGTTAGTATCTGGGTGTGCCCAATCAATTGTGAATAAATATTTGCCATGATAAAATTTTTTGTCAATTCCTAAATATTTTCCGTTTAAACCATCTAACCAATCAAAACAATGAACACTAGGCCAATAGCTAAAACAATTCCATAATTCAAGTTCTTGAACTTGCATATCTGGAACTTGATATCTTTCATATTCTTTTTGGAAAAAAGCTGAAATAGGTAACCTCCAATAGCAAGCACCATTTGGCAACATAATGTTAAATAATAAAGCACGACCTGAAATGGAAGTAAGACCAAAGATAACACAGTCACTACTTTGTTTTGCAAATTTTTCATCCATGTCATAGAGATATTCTTTCCTAACTTTACAATATATGGGAGGTATGTTTGCGTTCAGATAAGCCATTTTTATATTTTTCCCTCCAATAATTTTTTCTTTCTAAAATTCTAATACGTTTTTCAAGTATATCAAATCCTAATAATTTTTTAAGTAGTTTAATCATTTAGTATTAAAGAAGTAATTTTCTTTTCTCCCATGTAGATTTCTATGTTTGCTTTAGATTTTATACATTTGTAGACTACTCTATCTTTACTACTTTTATCCTTCATAGCATAACGTTTTCCTTTAAGACATTTTTGTAAACTTTCGTAGTAACGGTGTTCTATAATTTTGTGGTCTTGCACGAGTAAAAGAGCAAATACTATTTCTATCATTGATGTGCTCCATTTCCATTTCTAATTAATTTTTCAACGTCTTCTGTAAGTTTTTTTGTTCTATCTTTTAAAAATTCTATATTTACTGCATTGTTTCTCATACTCTTTACCTCTGCATCTACTTCCTCTAAAACACCTGCTAAATGCTCTACCAACATGAAAAGCTCAGCCTCCCCACTTGATTGACCAAGTTCTCCACGTGGATATTTAATTCTAAACTCTGAGTTTTGTTCTAAATCTTTTGTCATCAACTCTATCTTTGTTGAATGTTGATTCAGTTTTTCGTGAATACCAAAATAAGCCCAAGTGCCAACCGCTATCATTGCGATAAGGCTGGCAACCGTCTTCATAGGCATTTGGACGGCTGCCTCCTCCGAAATGTTAAGTGGCTTTTTAGACATTAATCCCCTCTTAGCCATTTATGGATTTTTACAAATGGCCATTTAATCCACTTGATAATTTTTTTTACCATATCATTATCCTCCTTGACAATCGGGTGTATGCAAGTTCTACAATCGCAATTATACCCAATACATTGGTTAGTGTTAATATAGGGTCCTATTCCTTTACAATGACAAGGGTGAAGACATAAATTACAATTTAACACCTCCATCGTCTTCTAGCCTGTCTTAGTCTTGAGTTTGGATCTTTTGCAGCTTTAGGAAATTTTTTCATTTGTCCTGCTGATCTAGCGCAAAAAGATTTTCTACGTTTCGCAGCTTTTGAGCCAGGTTTTACTTTACCTGTCACTGCTGTTTTTAATTTTGATCCTGGGTTTGCTCTTCGATATGCAGCAACACCAGCTCTTGTCATCCCAGCCCCTTTTTCAGTAGGTCTAAAATTTTTTTTGTTTCTTGCCGGCATGACATCACCACCTCTTTTCATTTTTCTGTATTTACCTTCTGATTTTCTAAAAGGTTTTCTTACAGGGGGTTTTGGTTTAGGTTTACGTTTACCCTCTTTATCTACCAAGGGATATGGTTTTGCAGAATAACCGCTTCTAGAAAATCCAAGTATTTCAAGTCCTGTTTTCATTCTTACGCTTTCTCCTTAAAATTTTTACTCGTTGTTGCCAACACCAAACACTAAGTTTTGATGCATACTTTTCAATAAAAATAATAATTCTTTCATACATCTTACGTAAACGTAATAGTTACTCCGCCAGTTCCTGCAATTGTAGCGTGAATACCATCTTCAAATAAAATACCAGAACCTGGTAAATACATATCTAAACCTTCTTCACCAAAAAGATAAGTAGCAATAATCGTGCCTGTAGCACCGCCGGTTCTAAATATAATAGAGCCACTTGTGCTATTACCTTTTCCTTGGATAGATGTGAGTCTCGCTCTTCTGTTTAAAGGAACCATTTGTGCCGTAGCAGTTGCGTGGGCTACCGACTGGTCTGATGTAAAACTTCCGCCTCCACTCATAATTATCCTGGGTTAGATGTTGTCATGTTAGGTCCTGAATATTTATCTGTCAATAAAGTTACTGCTGCAACATTTGTTACTGTTGAAGCAAAAATACCTTTTGGAAATAAGATACCATCTTCAGGAAAATTAAAATT